GTGGAACACCAAAGACAACCGCTGGTGCAGGAGGGTCGCGATATTCGGAAGCTGGATCGCAATCTGGAACAGGCAATAGTTTTCCCTAACCCAGCGTTCTACGACGTGGCGAGTACCTTACAGCAGAGACAGCATTTTGCTTACGCGCATCGGTGATATCTGTTTCATGGGTGGCAACGTAAAATTCAACAGTAGCGGGCAGAACAATTACACGAAGGCTCAGGAGAAGCTCCCCGAAGGGTATCGACCCGTCATCGTCAATACGCCCGTGGCCGTTTTCGGTGGTGAAACGACATTCATCTGTTACGGCGAGGCCAATGGCACCGTCACGATGCTTGGCAATCCGAACAGCGCGTACGCGGGATGCACCGGCGTATGGAGGACCGCCGACCCGATGCCCGCCGCATAGCTTCGGGACACTGGCTCAGGCGGTTGCACTGTCTTGCAGTGACCCCACGGGTCATAGCGCGTACGAGACGGTCATGCCGAACGCGTCCGTGCCCTGCTTGCCGCCCTGATTGGTGTAGGTCATGGTGCCGTTCGCGTTTACGTTGATGGTCTTCTGGTTCGCGCCGTCGCGTCCGCCGTAGGAGAAGTTCAAGTCCATTGGAGGACGCCAGCTTTCGGGCAGGGTTCCGAAATTGCCGGTGTTCCACGAGCCGGACGCCGACGACTTCCAGTCGATGCGCAACGTGACGAGCGAGCCGCGACGGTAGCCTTTGACGGTACCATAAGTGGAGTTAATCAGCGTCAGCACTTCGGTCTGGGTTAGGGAAAACTATTGCCTGTTCCAGATTGCGATCCAGCTTCCGAATATCGCGACCCTCCTGCACCAGCGGTTGTCTTTGGTGTTCCACAGGCGGAAGCGTATCTGGTTTACGTCGCTGGTATCCCAACGTTGTGCGGTGTACTCGCCGGCCTGGTCGAAACCAGTGCCGAACGGCCCAATCGTGTAGGCCGCGTAATCGGCTTTCTTCCCGTTTGGGGATTGGACGTTGATGTAGAATGTGCCGTCATTATTCGTGGT